GGCAGGTTAGCAGTGACACCGTCGTTGGTATTGACGATGCCGTCTCCAACGGTGTACATCTTACACTGGTACGACGGCACGGACGCAGTCGTCTTTGGGTACCGCCACTCGCGCCAAGAGCGAAGGAGTGACTCACGAAACTTCATGACTGCGAGGGCGCTGACGGGGATGTCTGGGGCACCGATGGGGACGAGGGAGGGAGCGCCGCGGAGGTCGGAGACGGACTGGACTGATATTGGTGCCATTGGGTAAGAAGCTCCGATGGGAAGCCGAACTGAATGGGAGCCAGGATCCATGATTGAGGCCGCGATGGCGCGCTGCACTGGAGGCAACTTGCCGCTGGTGGCGCGGTGGGCGGTAGTCCTTGGCTTCCTGGCAGCATTGGCATTTGTGCGCTTGTGCACGCTGCGGTTTGTGGACACCCGCTGCTGGCTGTGTCCGCGGGACTTGGACTTGGGCTTGCCACGCTTTGGGCCTGGGGAACGGCCGGCCTTACGCGGTTTGCGTTCAATTGCCTTGAGAATGCCTTTGATCTCCTTGGTTGTTGTTGCATTGGACATTAGGTAGTGTATGAAGTTGTAGACGTGGGTGCGATGAGCACTGAATACAATCGATAATAATGCTAGTACCAGGTTGCTGTAGCAGCAGGACTTTGTATGCCATCCATCCTTGAAAGGCCGCGCAGCAAAGTCTCTCTCTGCGCGGTTAAGGGGGCACCCTGGAATCGAATTCTCATAGAGAGTAAAATCACTTTGCACAAAACGGGCAGTTCGTGTGAGGGCAGCTTGCTCTAGTATCACCGGCAGGCGATAACACGCAAAACAAGTCTTCGCGTGCTGGCGATCGAAGAAGAGGGCCACTGCCGCGTAAACGAACGTAAACGCAATCAGTTGAAGTACGGCGTGATAGATGTGCCGCTCAGCACGAGACATGCTAACACCACCCACGCGATTGCGCCCAATGACGCCTGTGCCACGCCGCAGGCATACCACATAGCAGGAGTCTTCAGTAATAAGCATGTCTCTGAACACATGGACTGGGGCGGTTGGGTTTCTCCAGCACTGCAGTCCATCAGGCCGGTCCCATGCACTTTTCCCGAGCACACGAGGCACGCCTGGTGCGGCCAGGCCATACCAACTGGTCTCAGTATGAAGTCACATAGCTTGAACGCAATGTCACGGTGCTCAGCAAACAAGCACCCAATCAATGCTTCGATGAACTGCGATTTCGCACGCGCAGATGGAATGTGCTCGCCGCTGGATGAATAACGCACTTGCGCGAGTATGCAGTGCGGCCAGAAAATAGAGTCAAAGACGTTAGCTAGATGAGTGCCATTGGTCTTGGCGCTGCGTGCTTCTTGGAATTGTTGAGCGGACGCTCCGTAGCCGACACACAATTCCGCCAGTCTCATGGAAAGTATCGTGTCACCATAAGCAGCCCACATGGCATGATGGCTGCGAATCGGGCAGTTGGGCTCAGAGGCCATCGACTGGTCAACGCACGGAATTGCTAACAATGACGGAGAACAAGGAGTCAGACCAAACCACTCGGCCAAGGCCCTGAAAACCTCAACAACCGCTAACGCCAGGTCGTGGGGGATCTGCGCATACCTGGCAATAACCGAAGGCTTGAGGGCCGTGATCTTGGCGTCTCTGTCAACACCGTGCAGTAGCATGTGGGCAGGTGCCCCGCGGCAGTCAAAGGTGCAGTCAGCACTCACCAGGCAGGCCGACACGGCGAAGCTGCCAGTGGCGAGAGGTCGTATCGTGAGCGGGTACAGGGGATGGGTGGCAATCAACTTGCCCATCACTTCCTGGTGCGAGGGCTCTGGGGTGCGGCAGTAGGCCTCACTGACGTACATTGACCACAAATCACCGAGCACTTTCGGACAACACGCCACGAACTGCTCGCAGTCGAAGGATGTTGGTTCCTCGCAGGCGGAGAAGGCCTCCTCCATCTTGACTTGAAGGCTGACTGGCACGCCGTAACGGTCCTCGACGAGTAGGCGTGTCGCCATGCCAACCTCAGGGCATTCAGGGAGAGGCGAACGAATTGCTGTCAGATATTGCTCGCGCTTGTAAAGGTCGATCCTTGATGAAGTGGCGACCATTTTCTCAACGTGGTCAGCTTTAATGTTGGGCAAGCATCGAATTACCATTCTACCGAACGCATCAATGATTGGGCAACCAGTGTATTGGTGAACGAGACTGTATGCCTTGGCCTTGAGTAGCATGTTACGCTTGCGCTCGCCGGCGAGAATCCACATTCCCTCACACCGGCAAAACGTCGCCAGAACCTTGCGGACGTCAGTGACATTGATGTTTTCTTCCGGGTCCGAGATAATCCCACAGAATGAGCGCAGGGTAGCAGCTCCTTTTGCCCCAGACCTTTTTACTATCATGCCCCAAATGTCCTGCATCTCGATCGCAGTCGGTAATCTTTTTCCCGCAGGAGCCGCGATCAGCCCGTCGTCGCCCT